TCTAATCCTTTCCAAACACACGGATGGTAGCATACTGATTAGCGTGCGTCACGATTTTTGATGCAACAAGATCGTGCTGTTCAATCAAGCGGAAAGCGGTATTCAACGATGTCGTAGTCAAATCGCCAACATTAGTAACGATTTGATCTGCACGACTGTCTGCGGCAGCCAGAAGAGCATTGAAGATATTGGTATCTTCTTCCTTCTGGATAGCTTCTTTCGCTTTAATCTGAGCGCGGTCTACGATGTAAAATCTTCGAGCTTTGATTTCGCTCAAACGGACTGTTGGGTAAGCAGCAATTTCGAAAGTAGGAACAAGGAATTCCTCACCTTCCTGGATTGCCTGTGGAACGGCACCTCTACGCGACACGATGTGCGCAATTGAGGCAACGTCACGCTCATAGCGTGCGAGAGCACCTTGTGGGAGCTCCAATATTTACTAGTCATCCCTTTCGGGAGCTTTGGACTATACCATCATCTCTTAAAATAAGAGAGCCCAGCGTATTAGCATTTGAACATTTCAGAACAAACACTCTGTCCTAGAAAGGACAAGTCTCTACGGGGTCACGAAGACTTCCCTCGGGATTGCCATATATCCTTTATGGATACGTAGGGTTCCCCGATATGAGCTAGGTTTTTTTATAGACCCTCGCGGGTCTAGGTGGACGAGATCCGGTCAATTATTGCCCGATTTTGTATTTAAAAATTTGTAAAATATAAGGTTCTATAATTTTTATAAATCTGCGACTATTTTGATTATTCAAATATAGCATCTTGCCATTTGATTGATACAATTTGGCTCTTGCATCTGAAATTTTTAGATCTAGGGAATATTGCAATTTCATAAAATCTACAAAATTATTAAGACTAACATCGTCATAGCTTTGTGTATGAAAGCAGCATGAATGTCCATTGTAACTGCCATCATCCATATAAAACACTGCTAAAGCAAGAGGAGACACATAGATATTTTTAGGAATAATCTTTTCTCCATTAGGGTAAAAAGTTTTTCTTAGCTTGTAAAACTCTTCATGGAATACAGTCTCAAACAAATACTGTTGCTTGATTTTGCATTTTTTCCCACTGATTTTAATCTCTTTTCCTCCTTCGTATCTTGTTCTCATCGGATTGTGAATAAAATCCCTTAGCTTTTCATATTTCCATTCAACATATTCTCTTTGTTCTTCGGAATGAGCTTCTGTAAAACGACAACTGCGAACAGAATCGCAATTGTGTTTATAGATAGACCCATCTCCTAATATACTTCCGACGAGAATATCTTTTTGTTCTTGTGTCATTCTCCGACTACGATATTTCATAAATTCACGTTTGCCATAAATCGCTGTGACTCCATTATTTTTAAGAATTTTTCTACAAGTCACGGGGTGATATCCATGCTTTTTAGATATCTCTGTCGGGGACATCTGTGAATTATAATCTTTCGCCATTTCTTTTAGATCTATATTTTTATAATGTGTATTTTTTATTCCATGCCTTTTTGCATGAGCATGAATAGTTTTAACATTACATCCAACTTCATTAGCAATCTTCTGAAAAGTCTTTAGCCTATCATACATCTCCTCTAGTTCGTCTTTTGTAAAGAACCACCTGTTTGCATTCGATATGTTACCTTTTATTTTACGCATATATACCTATCGACAATAAGTGTTTCAAAAATCCACCATAAGCAGTTTTCTACCAACCAATTATGTTACCACAGGAATTTTTTATTTCCTGTTTCTGTATATTACTATACAGTTCGGCATATATCATTATATCCCTTTTAGGAATATAAACGGGCGCTCGTGGGCAGTTTATTGGATAAGCTCCTCACTGCCTATGCTCTACACTTTCTAACTTACTTTTATACTATTCAGTTAGCTTAGCTCGGTATTATCCCATAAGGACTTCCACCGAATTCACCCGTTAAGGCCATTTATTTAGCCTGATACTCCAACGACCGACGAATTGGCTCGACCATGGCTTGCATACTAACTACGGCTTTCGCCGCTATCATATTGATATTTGTAGTCTGGACTATCCCATTGCCCGTTCTGGGCACTCTTATTATAGTCTCTGCACCTTTCAGATTTCTCTAACTTGGCTCAGGATTAGCATATCATTAAGACTTAGCCTTCCCTGAATTTAAAGAGTTGTTAACTTAATGTTCCCATTAAGTAGGCCCATTATTGAGCCAAAGCCACGCGGCCTTCATCAGTTTCGAGTGCTTGCAATGATGTTATCGTTAAAGCTTTTTATCTTTAACTTCTGCATATTACTATGCAGTTCGGCATATCTCTTTATATTCTAAAGAATATACTGGGCGCTCGTGGGAATATTACTGGCATATCTTTTTAGACTTAGCCTCGATTCCTATGCTCTGCACCTTTTAGAAACTTTCATTTCTAACTTGGCTCAGGATTGTCCCAAAGGGATGTTCCCTGAATTCACCCAGACACAGCCCACTAGTTAGTAAGCGATAATCATTTCTTTATCTGCATCAGAAACACTATCTTTCATAAGAGGCATAACATTTTCTCCTTGTTCAGAATTCGCGCAATTACAAATCCTGAACACATTGTGTTCGACAAATAATTAACTTGTCAAAGATCTCATAAGTGCTCCCCTACAATGGTTCGCACTTCAGCTTGAACAATTAATACTCAAGCAATCGAGCTATTCATATATAAGCGGGTGCTTATACATGTTCTCTAATTAACAGATTACACATTCAGCATATACGTAATAAACGTACCTAGTGTCAGCGACCCATCAGGGGTATCCGTACCTGGCACACCGCTAGGATAAGCGCGTGGGGCGACTACAACAGTCGCAAAGACTGTTCCTGCTGTGGTATTTGAAGTAGCCACTCCACCAGTCGTTGGATACAGTGCCTGACCTGGGGAGAAATCGAGTGGTGAACCTGAGACACCATCGGCTCCATCTAGGGCAGCATACTGGTCGGTATGGAATTGTCCACCGCCGTTATAGATGGTAATTCTTCCGGAGGCGAGTGTTTCATCGCCGAGGTCATCACTAACGCGGTTCTGCGTGAAAATTTGTTTTCCAGCAGAGTTGATAGTGATTTGGTCTGAGAAGGCAGTTGCCTTATTGCTATCGCTGGTACTTTTTCCGGTTGAGTCACCGAAGATACCCATAATACGTCTGCCGACAGCGCCGTCATGAATTTCAGCATAACCTGTGCTGAGCATTTTACAAACCATACCCTCAAAGATTGTTGCGCCTCCACGATTAGGATCGAGTGGGTAGTGTGTCGCAACTACAAAAAACTCTTCAATTAAAGCCATAACTATTCTCCGTTTTTATTTAGCCTTTTTGAAACGCCTGTCTTAGAGCAAAATCTGGCGTTTCGGTGGCAGCATCATTTTGTTTTTGCAGTGAAAACAACGAAGACAGTTTAGTAGCGAGCTCATCTTGGGAATTTCGCACACTACTTGCTTCATTGATAACCAAAGGCTGCTCTAGCCCTCTTGACTCTGTAGTAAACCCTTTTTTGCTTTCATTCGCTTGTTTCGCAATAGCATTACGAAAGTCTTGAATTTGAGCAGGCTCATACTTAGCGAGTTCATTTACCTTACTTTCAAGTTGCGCTGCTTCAATCAAATCATATTGAAGCATTTCAGCCGCGACTGAGAAAGCAAGTTTTCTGGACTCTATAAGAACCTCGGGTTTTTCGGTATCGCCACCAGCGATAACAGTGCCTTTATCTCTAGTTTGTTTTTCTGGGCCTATTTCCCCACCTTCTTCGTGTCCCATCAATGCATTATCTACTGGGAGTTCTGGGTGATCTTTAGGGGAAGTAGGTTTATCGCCAAGGGTTTCTTTTTCGTGACCCATATGGCTATTATTAGCTGTTTCCGTATTAGTCGGAGTATCAGCAGTAAATTTAGGTTCATGTCCCATAGAGGTATTATCTTTTATGGGTTTAATATCTTCATCATCAGCGACTGGCTTTTTTGGTTCGAGCTTTTTATTTTGAGCTTCGAGAATTTTCTGAGCCATAGCAGCCAGTCTATCTTTCGGGTTACCGAATCCGTTCATTGCTCTGAGTTCAGCTTCTAGCATTTCTTCATTTGAAGCGGCGAGATTTGTTTTACCAGCGCCTTCATCGCCACCGGTATATCTAGCATCGCCACCTTCGAGTCCGACTTCATCTTCATGTCCCATTGTGCCCTTATCAGAAGGAATATGGGGTTGTGGTTTATCTTGTGGGTTCAAGTCAGAGTCTTCATGTCCCATGAGAGCATTATCTCTTGGGATACTTGGTTTTCCACCTGTAGGAACGGTTTCACTTTCGTGACCCATTTCGCTAGCGTGTCCACCATCTGCTGGGTTACCAGCTGAATAGGGTTTCGTATTTTCATCATCTTGAACATTTTGTTGTTGTATTTCGGTTTCGCCGGCTTCTTTAGTTTGCATACCTATAGCTTTAGCAACTGCGCTAAGATCGAGTTGAATATCTTGAGTTTTACCGATACTACCTTTCATATGAGCAGCCTCCTTATAGGGATATTCGCCTGATGCTTCTGTGCCATCATCACCTTTGGCCAGTTCTCCGATTCCTTCTCCCACGCCTTCGGCAATACCGCCAACTGCTTTACCAGCTCCTGCTGCGATTCCGCCAGCTGCTGCCCCCACTCCAGCTGCTATTCCAGGCAGCAATGGTTTTTTGTCTCCTTCTACATATTGATCGCCTTCATCTGCGGGATTTTTTTCTTGACCGCAAATTGGACATGTGCCTGTGGGCTGTCCACAATCTGGGCAATCTGGGCAATCTCCACCTGTTCCTTCTTCCATGACTTCGCCAACATCTTCAATAGACTCAGCGGGAGATCCGTCGTCTACTATACCTTCTTCTATACCTTCTTCTCCAGGAACGCCTTCGACTTCAACGTCGATGGCAACTTCATCTCCTGATCCGAGATCGTCAGTGGGATCACTACCCAGGGCGATATCAGCAGCAGCGTCGAGTTCAAGCAAGACTTCTTTTGGAAGTTCGAGCGTTACTGTTTTGCCACCACCACCTACTTCGTCTCCTAATCCTTCGTCTCCTAATACTTCATCTTCGCCTCCTACTTCTTCTGTTACTTCATCACCAAATGGATCTGCGCCTAAATCATCTTCTACACCTTCGTCTTCCAGTCCGACTTCTTCTACGAACTGAGCAATTTTCTCTGCCAAGATATCTTCTTGCGAAGCCATAACAATCTTCAAGGACTCGCAAACAGATGCAGCGTCCTTAATATTTAGTCCGAGACGAATCTGGTCTTCTACGCAGCAATCAGAGCCGTCATTATCTTCCCAAACTTCTCCAAGTTTTACGGCAAGATTCGTATTATACATACCGGCTTTCTTAAGCGACGAGCAAACACAATCGGCGAGCACTTTGCCTTCGCAAGGTCCACTCAATCCAACTGCATTATCACCAAATCGTCTTGACAGTCTTTCCGTGCATGCTTCCATTGGGAAGTCATCGCCATACGTATGATATGCTGCTTTAAATTGAGTAAGCACATCTGGCTCGCCTTTGCCTGCCAGCTTAATACTCTTAAGAGCTCCTGCTTTCTTCATCTTCAGAATAGTCTCTGATTTCTTTTGAATATCAAAAACATCAAACTGTTCAGCAGTAATACTTTGATCTTTCAGGGCTTTCGTAAATCGAGATTTTGCACGACGGCAAGACACACAATCACTTTCTGGCGTGCGAGGTGTCCACTCCCACTGAGCATACGCTACTTTAGTTTTTAAATCCGTAGCATAAGACAGTTTATAAGATGTGCCTGTATCTAAGCAATACCATTTGCCTTTTCCGAGGGCAACAGTATTTATTTTACCGTTACCTGGGCTCACTGAGCCTAGTTTAATTTTAGCTTCAGCGAGTTTCTTAAGTGAACCTGGCTGTAAGCGGACCATTGCGGCGAGTCCCATATCATTACCCATTCCTTCTTGCCCTGGCTCTGGAAGTTCAAAACCTTCGCCTTCGCCGAGACCAAGACCTTCAGCATCTTCGCCACCTTCTTCCGCTTCGGGAGTCAGGTTTGCCCAACGGGTGACATCTACAGAAACCTTAAATTGCATTTCTGAGCTACAGTTGTTACACTTACCTTTACCGGCAACGATATCGACATCACTGCTGCCGCATACGACGCAAATTGATCCGGGTGGCTTGGGCTCCAGATCTTCCGTGCCTTCGAGTCCTTCTGCGCCCGGTCCTGCGGGGTCCGTAAAAGACTCCATTCCTGGGGCTTGATCCATAGCGCCTGGAGGTGTAGGCAGTGTTGCACCTGCTCCTGGAGCCTGCGATGCCCCTCCTTGACCTCCCATTTGACCGCCCATCATTTGGGCTTCTTTATCTGTTTTCTTTTCGCCCTTCGCTTCTTTAACAATATTTTCTCTTGTTTCTGCTAGCGAAGGAGTTGTAGAGAGCATTGAGCCACCTGCTCCGCCGCCAGAAGCAACGCCTGATCCGAGATCAGATGTCATAGGTCCGCCAGTCATGTCCTCTGTCTTTTTTCTCCTCAGCTGCTTATCAAACGGTCCTGAGAGCTCTTCTGCTGCACACATCTCTTCATCTGTGAGCATATCTTTCTCTTTGAACGTTCCAACGCCCGTTTCGTTCTGGTCATCAATCTTGATTTCCAAAACAACGGTATGCGGATTAGTATTAGTTCCTTCTTCGGGAGGAGCGATCATTGCTTGTCCAAATTTATTAACTGCTCGTGCAAATGCTTTCTTGTTTTTAGGATCTTCTTTAATTTCACTCAAAGCAAAACGAACCTCGTAAAGCCCGTCTTCTGGCTTATCAAGATCTGAAACAGCATTCTCAAAGGCAGCGAATTTATCAATAGCAATTTCATCTGGCTTCGTTTCAGCTATTTTATGTTGAACGAGGGCATTAACTTTTGCCATTGCCTTTTTATTACCAAGTGAATACTCAATAGCTTCATAAACATCTTCTACTTTCACACCGTGCGTGCCGTTCTTAGCAACAGAATAGATAAGAGCATCAAGATCGGTAGGCGTATCAGCTGAAGCAAGTTTCTTAAAATAAGAAATATTACTTTCGAGATTTTCGAGAGCTTGCTTTTTATGAGGAAGCGAATGCAGCAAAGTTAAAAACGCAACTTTACCAGAAGAATTATCATCATTTGCTATAGCAGCGGCTCGCTGCAATTCTTTAGGAGACTTACTATATTTAGCAACAGCATCAGAGATAGCATGCGTAGCGACCTTAAACACTGTATTCGTATAATTCGAGCTTGCCCATCGTTTAATGCCGTAGTCTTGTTCTTTAAGTTGGCCTTCGGTAATAACTTCGGGAGGACCGACAAAGCGATGAGTAGTGAGAAGCGTTCTCAGCTGGTCTTCTGTAATTGTTTCTGTCCAGTCATCTGGGAGATTAGCACTAGCTAGGCGGCTAAATTCAGTCCACTGTTTTTCGGTAATAACTTCGGGCCAATCTTTCCATCTTGAAATATAGCCATCGGTAACCGTATCAAGTTGACCCTCTGTAATTACGTCGTATGACCCCTTGCGTGTCTGAGGGGAGTTACTAGTCGTGTCATCTAGTTCACTTGCGTCTTTTTCTCCAGAAATTTCAGCTTCTGTAATCTGTTCCCACGATTCATTTGTACGTGGATGCAATTTAGCATTTTCAGACTTAGAAAGTTGTTTTTCTGTAATAACTTCTGTCTGGGCGTCACTATCACTAGCGGGATTTCCGACTGCCGCAGTTTTATCTGTTTCTTTGGTTCCTGGCATGGCGTTAATTAACTCCTTGTTGGCCAAAAGTTGTTTTCCGGCTTTTTCCGGATCACTCTCAATCACCTTCTGTAGATCTTCCGGAAAAACAGAAGCAGCGGCAGATCGAATAATCTTATCTCCCTTCGCTTCAATAACCATTGTTCCATCGGGTGAAGTTTTATCAATAACAATTCGACGAGCTTCTTTGTCAGAAACATCGCCTTCAGACACTTCAATATACGTTTTAGACACGCTAGATCTCCTAGAGAGTTTATTTACACTATCTTTAAGATTACAAATCTTTTCCCTTACTTTAGAAGAAGATGTTAATAAATCCTTCTTTTTATTTAAAAAATTAGAGGAAAGTTTTGGTTTAGTTACTGAACCCAGCCCAGACATATCTTGAGTAGCTATCCCAGATGGAGTAACTTGAGTAGTTGTTCCTCCCGCTGGAGGCATTTCAGGAGACATTTCAGGAGTTGGCTGGGGCTCGGCAGCAGGAGGCTGAGATATATCAATTCCTGCTGCTTCAATATCGGGAGAGGGAAGTTGAGCATATCCCATCTCCGAAAGCTCATCAACAACATTTTGTACATCAGCCATCGCTTTAACAAGATCGCTAACATACTCCATAGAAACTTCTTCTTTCTGCGAAAGCATACTTTTAACAACTTTCTCCATGCTGCCCATGCTTGCAGTCAAGTTATTTAATTCTTCTTGTCCTGCAACTTTCTGAAGGCTAGGAGTGTCATTTCTCGCTCTACGTAATTTATCTATAGTTTCTTTAATCTCAGATATTTTCTGTGTAACGTTAGGAACATGTAAAATGTCACAAACACCGCATCTATGACATGCGGGATTTACAACAAAACTATTTTCAATGAATTTGAGTCCGTAGTTATGTTCGAAAATCTGCTGATCTTTATAATGATTTGTCTTCTTTTCACCTCGTTTTTTACCACAAAGGGGACATGGCTCATCTCCAGCATCTTCACTATTATGATATTCACAAGGATAATCGCCAGATACTTTACGATTTTTACGTTCTTTTATATGCGCGCAATATGTATCTGCTGTGGGGGCGCGATGATGGCATACAGAACAACAACTTGCGTCCACCGAGCAGCCCATACTAGTATTTGAGACTGCCAAATGATTAACACAATAGGTGTGATCTTCTTCGACTTCTATGTCGTAAACAATACCATCAAAATCAACTTCGTCTATTTTTTTTACCCTCCTTAAATCAACATTCTCTAATGCATGCCATAAAGCAGGAGGATGACACGACTCATCAGCTTTCTTGTAAATCAATTTCTCTCGTAAATTACCGGACGTACTCAAGCCAGCATGTATTTCATATACTAATTTGTGTCCCCATCTATCGTCATCATCAGATAAGGCAAAATTAGACCTGACGCCGATTTTAGCCATTAAGATTCTTAACTGACTGGCGAGATAAGGAGAGACAGTAGCTGCGCCATAATATCTCCCTTTTACGTTATATCCATCCCCCTCTATATATCCCGCCAACAAAGATGCCGTCTTGGATAGACTTAAATGTAAAAGTTTAGGATGTAATCTTTTTCCATCTGAATATTCGCCACATTTATCATAGAACCAATCCGCAATGTCTTTGCCATATAGGTTCACTCTCGTTTGAGAAGATTTGGGATAAAAATTAGTAGTCGGAGGGTTACGGTGATTTGAAAATACTTTTTCCAATAATTCTGTGCAACGAAAGGCAAGGGTCTCCAACTCGGTATGAGCAAAATTAAATATAGCACTATGGCGAACCCCATTTCTTTTCTCAAAAGAGCCTTCTGCTAAAAATAAACCAATAAGAAACGCTTCGTCTTCCGTAACCCAGTCATCGTTTGATTCGCTCAAAAATTTTGGTTCAACTAAAAAATCACCTTCTTGCAAGTCTCTTGCTTGAACCTTTTGAATGTATTGGTGATAGAAATCCTGCCCTCTTGGATTGTGCCCCTGTTTGAATATACGGCTAAAGTTGCCCCTTGTTATACGAGAATCCTTATGAACCATAAGCTCCTCGCCACATCCACATGCACATCCACATGCACACTCTTCTGGCAAACGATATACTACAATATTATGTCCGGCTGTACATACAAGCGGTTCGCTTATGCCTTCTGTTTTAATTGAATACAAAGGGTAATTATAAGCACGCTGTTTCTTGCCCAAAACTTTTCGTATATTACCGGCCCCAGATATAACTTTATCTCCAGGTTGTATGTCAATAATGGCTCTTTCTGTGCCATCGCTCATTAAAACCGGAGCGTCGGCAGGAAAACAACCAGAAACATATTTTTCTTCTATACCTCTTGCTAGTTTTGGATATGCAACTTTATCAACTCTAGCGATAATAAAGATGCCGCCTTCTTTATCATCATACCACGAATGAACACATTCACCCCTTGCGTTCTCTACATCATTATTTTGATGATTTGTAAAAATAGGAACGCCGGTAAATGTATGAGCAGCTTTCTTTAATTCTGCTTCACAAAAAGCATCCCCATTATCGTTAACAACATCTTTCTCTATTGCAAATATTTTAACAAACAAGTGATCTGGATGCTTATCAACAGCAGACTTGATATCAAATCCGCCTAGTTTAATTTCTTCTGCTTCTTTGACAGAAGCAGTTTTGATCATTTCTGGTAATTCGAATATATCCCAATCTTTGGGATTATTCAAAGGTTCTATCGTGAAACTATTAAATGCTATTTTTTTAAATGACATAATATACTCTTTTAATATGCTTTAGTAAGTTTTAATTGTGTTTTGCCTGATGCGTTTTTAATGAGTTTCATTTTTATCCTTTGTTAAGATTGTTCTTTCTTTCTCGTAAGCATAGACCATCCTTGTTGTTGAGCTATCTTCAGCCACTCATTTTTAGTAATTCTCAGCACTGTTTTGCCATTTGCTTTTTTAACTAACTTAAGTTTAGCAGATGCTGATATTTCAGGAGACACATTAGGAGATACATTGGGAGTCATATCTACACTTGTAGTCTCAGGCATTGTTGCCATAGATGTTCTACTTTGCGTAGCTTTGCGTACAGCGTTATATAGCCTATTTAGTTCAACAGCTAACTCCACGTTACCCATCGATCCCGTTCGTCCAAACAATTTAGGATTAACATATCCTTCATCGGTAAAGACATCTACACTATACTTTTTAATAAATCCATAAGCAGCATCTAAAAAGGCTTTCATATTTTGAAGAACTTCTCGCCCCTCTATAGATCCTAAATATTCATCAGAAAATTGGCCTTTCTGCATGCCTGCTATTTGCGCATTCACATTATTCAATGCGGCTTGCACGCCTTGCAAAGCTTTGATCTGAAAATTTATTTCTTTAAGCTTCGGAGATTGTTGTTTCTGATAAGATTGGAATGAACGATATGCATCTGGCTTTTGTACTGAACCTCCGGGCAGCGTTCCTGGTTCATGCTCAGGAACAGGCTGGATAGTAGGCTCTCGAATTTCAGGAAGTTCTTCTCCCATCCTGTCTTCTCTGTTCTGCCAGTCTTGTTGTCTTTTTTCGTTTTTATCTGTTGTGTTCCCAATCTCTGCTTGGGCAATATTCCTAAGTGTTTGCTTAAGGATATCAGATATATTAAAAGTTTCAACATCAGTTAACAATTGCTGTGGATTTTCTTGATACCAGAAAAGAGCAGTATCAATTGCATCTTGATCATTGAGTGTTCCTGACTTTAATGACTCTAGGGACTCTTGTCTCCATTGTTCTGAGCCCTCTGAGGCATACTCGGGCTGAGATTCAGTTGCCTGCACTTGACTGTTTAAAATCGCTAACCTTTCGTCGATTAATTTTGCAACTCTTTGAACTCTAAGCGGAATCGTAATAAGTCCAACATTACCATCTAGCTTATCAATTTTAGCATTCCATTGTTGAATTGCGCTATTAGCCGTACCTCTAACTTCTTCTCTTCTTGCAGAATCTGTCAAATTAAGTTGCTCTACTGTGCCTTCGTATGGCAACTCAACAGGATCACCTGACTGCAAATCAAGCAGCCAAAGTTTACCTGGATTGCTTTTAGCTTTAGACTTTTCATGATGCAAATAATAATATTCTTTACCATTCAAGGTAACAACATTGCGATTTGTTGGATAAAATACTTTGGGCAAAAAAATGCCTTCTACGCCTCCTACGTCTTTCAGCAACCCTTTAAGTTCTCTGATTTTTGTGCTAGGAAGCATACGATTGATATCAAGCAACAATCGTATTCCTTCTTCTTCCATTTTGCTTTTAGTAAGAGGAGAAGGAGGCACAACTGGCATAGCAGTTTTAGTCCACCGCTGCCCTATCTTCTGCCATTCAGCTTTAGTAAGTTTTAATTGTGTTTTGCCTGATGCAGTTTTAATAAGTCTCATTTTTCACTCTTATTATTGGATCTTTCTATAATCTTTATTGGATCACAATCTTCACAATAATGGCGCATTGGGAAATGGTGCGTTAGGATTTGACCAATGATTAGGATCATCGTAAAGAAGATCAATATGTCGTTTACGTTCCGGCAGCTCTCCCGCATACATGCGTCTTTGCAGCTCTGAAGCATACACATGAACTTCATCTTGATAGAATCCTGCCTTCGAACTATCAAAGAGTGGCGGATTTAGATATTCAGGCATAGCTTCTAGTGCAGATTTTGAGTCTTGTATACTATATCTTAAAACTTCTTCAGGCTGACTCTTAGCCCATGCTTCAGCGGCTGCGAAATCAAGAGATATCGTTCCATCTGTATTCTGTATTTCAAACTTTGCCGCCGACTTTATATATCCCGCAGATTTAATTATTTTCATTTTCTCTCCTTATTAGATTCCGATTCTATCTCTTCCATTTCCTATAATCTATATAATTAAAAAAAAATTATAATAATCCTTCTTAACCTCTTAAGTGCCTAGGAATTTTTACATCTGCTAAATCAGTTAATGAATAATTTTGAATACCTCTTGGAAAAGGAACTGCCCATCTATCAGCTGCAAAGCTCAAAGCTGCATGCGAAGTAGAAAAATATTCTCCAGACGGAGCATAAACTTTCTTATGCGGATCATCTGGCAATCTCTTGATACCTGCAAAAAACATTTTCTTCAAATCTTCTGTTACAGACGGTCCAGCAACAATAAAATAATCACCGTCTGTCGTATAATCATGTCCCTCCCAACGATGATATGCCCCCGGACCAACCTCTCTGTCTAACCGCTTCTTTAATGGAGCAGACCTCTCATGGTAAAACTCTTCCCACTTAATGCCTCTATCACGAATCCGCTTTCTGCTTTTCTTACTATCCGTGGGAGGAGGACGATAGTTCCTTGCCAATTTGTGAGATGACAGATTAAACGTGCCCATTATTTTCAGATTCTCCAATCAATATTTTTTTTCCCAAACCATTACCTAAGTCACTAACAGACATACCAATAATTTCTTCATCTAAACTAGCAGGAAACCTCGTTAAAGATGCAAACTTTTGAAACTCATTGTCGTCTTCAGCCGCCTTCTTCAAATCTTTTGCCGCCTCTAGAATGTTCTGGTAAATAACATCCCTAATCGCATCCATGTGCTCTTCTACCGCTTCTTCTTTGAATCTTAATATTCTCCAACCAACATTGGCTAATTTCTGATCTCTTTGCATGTCCCTCTCTTTTAAATCATCACGTTCATGCCACATCTTGCCATCGGTTTCAATTCCTACTCCAATTTCAGGATACGCAAAATCCAAACTAAATGGTTGCTGCTGCCCAGGCAATCGAATCGCATACTGCCCAAACAAAGCAAATGGAACATCCAAATTACTTAGCACCTTATACATCTTTTGCTCTAGCTTTGTTAGCCGCATAATCTTAGTGGGGACTGGCCCTGCCTCTTCTTGCTCTCGACCTTTGCCTCGCTTGGGAATTCTCAACCCTGCTGCTTCTTCCGCTGATGCTGCGGCAGGCATGCCGCCCATGCCGCCCATGCCGCCCATGCCGCCCATCCCCGGAGCTCCACCAGGAGCACCCCCAGGCACACCCCCCATTTCGGCTCCCGGCATGCCGCCTTCCGGACCCATTGCGACTTCCGCTCCCGGTGGTGCACCTCCAGCTCCTCCCATCGGCATTCCTCCTCCTCCCATCGCACCCTCTGCTCCACCCGCCCCAGGCATAATCTGTCCAGTTTGCATTGCAACTAACTGCTCTTCTCTCAACTTTTCTTGCTCAATATCATAATCTAACTCAAACTCTTCACAAATCGTTTGACCAGATACTAACTGCTTGTCGTAAAGCTGCATAAACAACTGTAACATATTTGACTTGTCACGAAGCTTAAGGTCGTTCCATTTAACCTTTGGATATAAATAAACAGTCTCGCCTACCTCTTTTGATTCTTCTTCATCAATAAAGCCATGCATCATTGCGATAGGCAAGAAAATATGTTTCTCAACCCACTTAGCAAGTTTTGCTTGCCATCTCTCAAGTCGCTTCAAAAGAACTTCAACACCAACTTGGCTAGACGAATACCCCGCAGCCTCACCGTTCAACAGAGCTTGATTAATCATGAAACCATCTAAAACTTCTTTGCCAATGTTTTCTAACTCAGAAGTAATGTTGTGTATCTTAGATGTCGCTCCCTCCCAGGAATTACCCTGAATAGTTACTAATCCATTTCTTCTGGTAACAAAGAATCCGGTTTTTGTTTCAAAACACCAGACCTTGCCCTTATAATATTTCTTATGAATATTATGCTTTCTAACTATAGGATACACACCGTTTGCAAGATGGCCCACTGAAAAGTGCAACCTATAAATTGGGCCGTCGCTAAATCCTGAACGATTTTTTTCGCAATAGCTACGGCTTGCCCGACCCATGCGAAAAGATACATCTTGCAAGTCGTCTATCAATTGTTTTGATGCACTAGTATATAAAAAGCTCTCAGTGTATTGTCCACTTCTGTCGTGTCCATCTCCATTATTCATTGAATCAAGTAATATTTTCAACTTATCTTTTGGCAACGTCCTTACCCAAGAAGGAATAGTTTTATTCTTGGCATGAGAGCCAAAGTGCTTAATAAAAAATTCCGATATCGTCTTCCTGTATATGCAGAATTCATATGAATCTGGTTCTCTATAACATCTCACTGAATATTTGTAACCAAAATCATCAAAACTATTTTTAATACCCGCAAAATGAACACTGTTACTGGACTGGTAGACTACAAATTTGTTTTTAGGAGCACAGCCTTCTGATATATAATAACCAGCCATTGACATAAACGCATCAACAGGAATCATTTCATTTTCTATATCAATAAAAATTTCTCCATCTGATTCAATAGCAGGATACATAATTTCTTCTTGTTGAAAATTATCAGGAATAGATCTAAACCTACTTGCCTTTCGCACTTTATCTGCTGTAGTTTCTAACCATTGCTGCTTATCCCAACTATACAACATCCTATGATTAGGAGTAACACAAATGTCTAATCTCTTGCCATTGAAATGTATTAGCTCTCCGTCATAATCAAAAATATGTTTCTTAACAGGATAATCGAAATAACTCTCTCCAGTCTCTTTATCAAAAACAGCAATTTTATCATCACTATCTACGTCCCAATGATATTTCCAGCCATCGTCGGTCAAAACTTCTGTTTCTTCATCATGACAATATTCAAAGGCATGATGAGTAATTATGGTGAGATTAGGATCATTAGCAACAGCAGACAACTGACTCTGAACATTAGAAATGTCGTCTTCAGAAGCTGGACGATCTTTGTCACCTACTTTAACTATTCGAACAGGTAGTATTAATCGTTCAGCCGTGATCCAGTTTGCTGTCATTATCTTAGTCTTATAAGCTAAGATAGTAAACATGCGCTGCAATAATGGAGTGCCGTAAGTGGCATAAGAACTTGCGTTGTGCCTAATGTGACTAACAGAACGATTGGAAAGTGGAATAGGTCTACCACTCGCGACTAAATCAATAAGTTTCGGAGGCAACCTGTCATAAATTTGCTTAGGCTCTCTGCGTTGCACAAGCATTCGTAATTCTTCATCTGGCATTAAAGCAATAACAGGCTCACTTGCGAGCACGTTTGTTTGCACTTCAACATAATCTGGATTCATAAGAACAATACGACTGAATGTGCCATCTTTGTGGTCACACTCTTCACCATCTTTAGTTACACCACCGCCTCCACATGTTTCGCAAGCAATTTCTAGAAAAGGAAACACATCCCCTAAGAGATAATATTCATGACTTATATATGCAAGCCAATCTTCTAGGTTTAGTCTTTCTGATACTCTCTCAAAATACTTAACTATCTTCTTGCTTCTGCATTCAAGTTTAAAACCTGCGAGCGGGAAATAGGAATAGAAATCTACACCCGCTGCAACCTTACTTTCATTCGAATACCAGAAGCGACAATTAGAAGCTACGAACCCTGATGCTACGAATGCTCTTTCTGGATCAACTTGAACATCATAGCCCTTTCCTGTGTATTCAAATTCTCTAACTTTGCGTATGGGCTGAGCTAGATAGGACATTCCTTCTTCTTCATAAAAGAATCGAAGATGTCGCCGAGTTTTAGACTCAAATCCAGGAGGGAGCTTATCGCTACGCATATAAGGTTCTAGCTTAGGAACCTCTGAAGACGGAATAGATAATTTATAGCACCACTTACTATCAGTTTTATAATGTTCACCATAAAGAGGGGCTCGAATCAATGCAGGAGCAATGCCAACAGATACCAACAACCAGTAGATCTGGTCTACCATGTCAACAGAATAATTAGTAGCAGTTAGTAACCCGCTATCAGTAGAAAAACAACCATCTCCATCAAAATATCCGCCTAAGACATGAAGACGAGACTCTTTATCTAACTCAAAAACTTTGGCATCAAACTTTTTCTTGGTATGCTTGCCAGTAATATAAGAATCAAAGAACTTCCAGGTATCTTTCCCGCTTTGCCCGACTCGCCAACCATCTCCATCTCCATGCTGAAAGCCTTTAACTTTTCCATCCCAAGATGTTTCAAGCCATTTTTCAACCTCTGGTATATGATACTCATTTTTATTCATCGTAAACATAGCTCTATAATTATGTATTGCCTTGCTTAGGCATCCATCTGCGACACAAAGCCCCAGCATCCAAGCTTTATTGCTGTCTAAAGTAAGTTTACCCACCTCTGGCACGGGAGTAACCAAAAAATCTTCTTTTGCTATATCTTTTGCTTCTTTCCAGCACATTAATTTATCTGGAAATTTAATTGGCGGCTTATCCCCTCCTTTGGGAATCCCCTTTTTTCTCCTATGTGCGGCATTTTGATCAATTTTTCTCTTATGCCTGTAAAGTTTTCCATCGATAACAAGCGCTTTATGCTCTTCAGTAATAGCCAGTGGACGCCAAAGCCCATAACCAAAAAATTCAAAAGATCTTTTCTTTTCACAATCCCGCACACCAAAATGTTTAGGCTTCCTGAATTTTGCACATGAAGATAAAATACGTTCGCCATCAATATTAGCATAAAGCGTGCCCCCTGTAACTGGATCTACGCAAGCTTTATCCCCAGCAAGAAAATCCAGATCTTCAATATTCTTAAACGTATAGTCAGACATAACTATTTGCGAATAAGGAAGATACATCCACTGGGCACTTTCTCTTCTCTTACTTGCAATTTGCCAGTTTTGAGGCGTATGCAACGGCGAGAAGAACATAGGTTGGGTAAAGATAACATTTGCGCCTGAACCGGCAAACTGAGCCACCTTAGTGAGTGGCGTATTCGCTGTAGTGCTAGCGGGAAATTGCTGGGACATTGGCACATCACCAGAGAAAGATGGAGGCACAATTTCACCGCCACCAGCTTTTGTCATCATTGCTTTAGTTTGTTTATCTGGCAGACTAACTTTTATTGGCATAGTTAATTATCGATACATAAGATTAAACACGCTAATTCTACGTCTTTTCCATGCAAAGGACAATCACAATCTGATGGGTCACTTTGCATTGGTTGAAATTCTTCTGACACAAATTCATCTTTAAGATCGGGAACGAGATCTTTCTTCTTTTTAATTTTTATTTCATGTGCTTGCACAAACTTCTTCTGTTTGCTATCATAGAGGAGTCCTGCCAGGCGTTGTCCCGGTTGTAAATAAGTGTCGAAAGTTTGTGGACCTGGTTTATCTGGTGCATTTTTAGCAGGTCCTAATCGTGCTACTTCTATGCAAAGCCTGCTACAACCCTCACAACGACAGCCAGGATCAAAAGAGCCTCCACTGGCGGAAGACTTTAATCGATTTCCACACTGGCTACAATAATATTGTGGCTTTTGGCGATCTTTAGCTTTAATATCCATGATCCCTTTAGGTCCAGGTTTATTTTCCCTAAACGGATCTTCGAGAGGTGCGAGTTGAGCTTTTTTTAGCTCACTTTTTTTTTTTGAAGCTTCTTTAGTCGCTGCGTTCTGAGACGCAAAAGCATCTGGATCCATTTTCATTTGTTCTTCTTTCATTCTTTGAATCTGCTCTTCTTCATCCGGCGTTCTTTCTTGACTTAAAGAAGCATTCATTTCTTTATCCATTACTGCTAATTCCTCGGGAGACATATATTGCAGCATTTCTTTTTTCAAAGCTAGGAGGTCATCTTCTATCTCTTCCTCTCTTCTATCGGGTGATCCATCAACAGTTGTAGTGGTAGGGAAAGCAATTGCCGTCTTTACCTTAGGTTTTTTACTAGCTTCATGCCAATTGAATGGTTTTGAAGTATCAGAATTAGGACCATATCCTCTATCATCTTCAGCTCTATTAGCTTGCAGTCGTCCTTCTAGGACGCCATATTCGGGTGGACGGGGTTTACGTCTTTGACCTGGTTTTAGTTGCATATTGTTCGTTTCGGGTATCCACTTATCGACTTCAAATCGTTTTTGGATATATCCGCCGACCCAGTTGCCCTCTTTATCTCGATATGGGCGGGAATATTTATCCATAATATTACCTCGCCAAATAGCTTCATAGTCTATATTCCAGATATCATCTACAGTTAATCCGAAGCCTTTATTTCTTTCAACCATATGCCAATCGGACACTGGTTGTCTATAAAAAGGATCAAAACGTTTTTCATTTGGTCCCCAGAGGAAAGCATTATCAACTGTTTTTTGCTGAGATGTTTTGGTCAAGTTAAAGCCTTTCTTACCTTGCAGTTTACGAGCTGCTTTTTCAGCTTGTGCTTTAATTTCTCGATTAGCATTTTCTATGATTTTTTTATACATTTCGAACTCAGCTTTTCTAGATGACGGTCCTGGTTTATAGGGTGCTTCAATGGTTCCTGCTTCTTCCTGAACATCCCTATGAGGCACTAATGGGTAAACATTCTGCACAAACACTTCTCTTGTGTGAGCATCTTCTGGCGGCGTTGAATAATATCCCTCTAGCGCTTTTCGCGCAGCTTCTTTAGGATCTATTCTCACGCCCCCTTCTGAAACCATGTCTTCATCTGAAACGAGTGGATATAATGTTTCCCACGCAGTTTTTAAATTTTCCCATGCATCAAGTTGGTTCTGTAGCTCTTCTTCAGATTGAAATTCCAAATGATTGCCAGGTGCAGCCTGTGGTTCATTTCCATATTGTTGTTCTTGATCAAAGCCTGTTAATCCTTGTTCTGCTCCAAACGGATCTTCTGGTGTTGCTAGAGGGAACTGAGGTAGGGGCAACTGTGCTTTCTTAAGATTAAACATTTTCGTTTTAGCTGCTTCCTGTAGCATCTGTTCCTGATTTGATCTTAATTGATTAGTTAAATCGACATATGTCTCCACATCTTCTGCCTGTTCAGTAATATCTCTTTGCATTTCCGCTAATTGTTCTAAAATCTGTCTATTTGCTATAGATAACGGATCGTTTCGATTCGATCTATCTAATAGTTTATCTATTTGGTCTACAGTAATACCGTGTTCTTGCGCTATTTGAATTTTTAGTTCCACGTCTAAGGGAGTTTCTGGCATTTACTTCCCAATCAATTTATCAAACATTTCACTTACTACACTCGATGTAGTTAAATTAGCTCCTTTCGGAATAAAAGCATTTTTTTGTCTATCAGATTTTTCTTGTTTTGCTTCAGCAGCTTTCTTTTCGCCGTGAGTTTTTTCAGGAACTCTCCCAAAATCCCCCTCGGTATCAAAAATGCTCATACCAGACTCTGGTGTATTAAACTTATGCCCGCCATGAGACGGCAATGAACTAACCTGAGAATCTTTACGTTGATCAGTTGATTTCAGATGTTCTATCAAAGTATCCATTCGTTTTTGTTCAGCTTCTCGCTTATTTGTAGCGATTGTTTCTTTATCATCTGTTGTTTTCTCTCTATTATCAAGAGTAGCTTTAAGTTCTGCTATTCTATCTGGATCCCAGATTGAATTTGATGATTCCGATTTAACAAATTTTGAAGGACCTCCTTCATCGCCTACTTTTCCACAACGAGCAGAGCCAACAGTACTAGCACCACTACGAGCGGGGTCGAAATCACCAGAAAGCTTATGTGCTGAGCGATCAGATTTAAACTCAGATTCTTTTTTAGGTGCTAGAACATCAGTCTCAAGAAAGCTAATTCTAGCCTTCTGCTGATACATATTTCCTGATGTTTGCTTCGTCAATTGAACAGGAGATTTTGGCTTATTGTTCTTAGCGTCATTAATTGCAGCAACTTCTTCCCCCAGTTTATTGTAATCAACATCTAGGAAATTTATTTTATTTTCATTTGAAACTCTATGAATCATTAGTCTTTACCTTTATACAAAGCTCGCACGAGAGAAGCTACTAAATTTGCTTTATTATTCTTGATCATTTCGTGTATAGTCGAGCCCGCTGCCTTTGCTTCGGGCTGAAAGTTTTTACCTGGATTGCCATAGGTCTTGGACAGTTCATCATTATCAAAATCTTCTTCTCCTTCTCCTTCTTGGTCATTATTCACTGACGTAAACTTAATAGTTAATTTGCCATCAGATCGCTCAGCGCCTTCAAAGAAGAGATTGAACTTATGCTGAATCTCTTTCGCCATAGTATTAAAATCACGATCAGAGATTTGTTCACCACGACCATAATACGAATCGGGGATAAGTATTTCTACTCGTTTGGTGCCATCTGCATCAATAGTTTGCTTAACAAACTTGCTCTTAAACTCTTGCAGTCGTCTGCCGGGATAACCAAATCCCTGAAGTTTAGAGAATAGATAGTGAGACAGATCGTGTTTATCTGTGCCAGGTTTCGGCTGCTGTGCTTGTTCTTGTTCGCTTTCTACTTGGTCTACTTCTTGTTTTAATTGCGTAGCAGCTTCAGGCCCAGGAACCTCTTCCGAAGAACCAACGCCACCAATATCTTCTTGTCCGATACCATCAAAATTAAGTTGTGACGTAGGGCTGTCGAAGCCTTGTGCAACCATAAAACGCCGCTTGCCACTAGGTGCAATGACCATTATTAAATCGCCTTTCTAAAAAACAACTATTATTTATCGGCAGTCATTGCGTCGGCATACTCAGCGGGATAAAGGTTCTTCCAATACTGAAACAGCCATGATTTCGACTTAGAGTCAAGATTAGCAACCTTCACATAGCGAGGCACTTTCTTGCCTGCTTTTGTTTCTGCTTTGGCATCTGCACTCATGCAAGACTTGCAGCCTTTGCATGCTTTGCACTTCTTGCCACAACCTGGATCTTTGCAGCATGTGCAACCAGCAGCTTCTTTGACTTCAGTGTCTTCTTCTGACTTTTTCTGGTCGCCATCGCCTTCGCGGTGCTTGCCAGCTTCTGGATCGTTATTATGTTCTTTCTTGCCTTCCCACTCCGGATGACCGCTTGAGTCGCCTTCGTCTTTTTCCTTACCTTCTGCTTCTTTCACTTCTGTGTCGCCTTCACTCTCTTTCTTCTTATGAGGTGAAGGAGTAGACTCACCTTTTTGATGCAGAGGTTCTACATCGAGCTGTCCACTTGAATCGCCTTCGTCTTTTTCCTTAGAGCTAGCGGCACCTTCGCCACCAGCATCTGCCTTCTTAGCTTCTTTTACTTCGCCTTCTGCCTTAGATTCTGTGCCTTTCTCGCCTTTGTCTTTGTCTTTGTCTTCTTCCTTTTTCTTACCAAACGGAGGAGCTTTTTTATCACCAAGATTGGCAATATTGGCTTCCTTGGTTTCTGTGACTTCTTCCGTCGCTTGTGCTTCTTTAGTTT